TGTTATGCCATAAAATCAATTTTTTATCGTTTATTTGTTGTTTTTTAGTCCCAAAATCCGTTAATTCTCTTAAAAAATCCTTCTGTATTATATTCGGTATATTCTTTCCCATTATTAGCGTTTGTAATTTCAAATGTAGGATACAAGCCGGGATAACTAAACTTTACAGTATAACCACGCTTCTTAGCTTCTGCCTGAGCGATTTTTTCTGCTTTTTCGTCATAGATATTTGATGTATCTTCAACGTTTTCCCTACTGTCATTATACATTACCCATGCTAACACGCTTTGGTTAAGTAGATTGTTAATCTTCTTAAATGGTTTGATCTGTTCGGGTGAAAGAAAATCTAGAGATTTTCGAGTGGTAGTCATGATATTTTTCCTTTATTTTTTTCTAAAATTTTATAGAAAATTGTTTATTTATTTTATGTCGTTTTTGGCTTTATACCATTGATCAAGTACATTTTTATTAATTTCTTCTGGAGTACAGCCGATATAAGGGTATTTTCCGGCTTTAATCATGGCGTTAAATTTTCGAATAGGAAGAGAAATTTCAACAATTTTAAAATCTTCCCAATTGCCATATAATTCAAGCATAGCACGAGAAATATTTGACGCACCTCCTGAGATTTGCCCCTTTGCAATTACACCTGTCATTGTTTCGGTAAAGACAACAAAGTTATAACGATTTCCATAGATATCTGATTTACTTTCGTAATATTCAATTACTGCAAAAATTTGTTTCGGGCTGTTATTTGCGTCCATTTTATGACTCCTGTTATGTGTCCGATTTGATTATAAAAATTTATTGTTTATTCTTCACTATTTAGTATACTCTGATTTTTGAATTTGTCAACTAGCAATTACTCTCAATAAATCGTTAATTTTATTCGATTTTTTGTTCTTGTTATTAAATAATGAGCGTAGGGTTTCTTCATATAATAATACTGCTATCCTTGTTATCTTGCGACGAAAGATTATAAGCTTGTGATGATCTAATACCATCCTGATATAATACCGCCAAAAGTCTAGTATTATGCTCATAATATTCTAGCATGTAATCCCCTTCAATTGATGGACATACGATATTAGAATTCTTGAAAACAGCCGTATAATAGGTATTGTGGCGGTTTCCCGTTCGTGCTAGAGTATATCCACCAGTGATTGACTCCATATAAGGGGTATACGTTCGTCCCTCATATTTTAGCAAATTTTTATTGATTTTCACTTTTGTTTTTTTGGTATGTTTGACTCTCATTTTACACCTCCATTTAAGCGAGATATCATTTTATAGTATTGTGCATCTGTTAATTTCTTTTCAAAAACACATCCCCAAAAATTGCCTATTTTTTCGCAAAAATCCGCAAGCTTGTGAAGGGTTTTAGGATTGATAACAATATCACTTTTGGGGTACATAGTGGGAGATTCTTCAAAGGTAGCATGTAATCGGACTGATTTTAGACAAATCTTATCCGTTTCATCAAAATAAGGATCATATTTAATAGCATAGGTGTTTACAGTGTACCCATACCCACAAGCACTAGAAAAGCGGGCATATTGAATTTTAAGAGTATACTCGATAGGGGGACAAAAGGCATAACTAGACATTTTAGACTCCTCTTTTTTTGATTAATTTTTGAAAATTTTTGATGAAATTATTGTTTTATTTAGTATCCTAATAAATTCGGATTAATTTCTTATATTCTATAGCATACCCGTTATTAATAAATACTTCTTGATACTGGATTTTTCCCTTATTTTTATTAATAAATTTTTGCATTAATTCTTTTGTTTTGAAGGTTCTTAGTTGCCACATATCAGACTCCTTTTATCCTAATAAAATGATGGTTCTATCATGTTATTTGTTATCTGTTAACTTGATTTTATACTCTTCTAAATTTCGCATAAAATCATCATAATTTCCATAATTTGAGCGGCATAGTTGTCCACAATACCAAACATTATTATCTGAGCATAATACATAGAGATAGTTGGTATAGGGGTTAATCCCTATCGTGCGGATTGTGGAAGGGTATTTAATGGGGGATTTGTTGGATTTTTTCATGATTTCTTTGGCCTTTTCTAAATTATTTTAAAATCAAGTGATTTAAAGATAATTCCCCGCTTCTGGTAAAAAATCCATGACCATTAATTAATCCCTGGTTATACGCGCAATCAGAACAAATATAAACGGGTTGCAAATAGTCACTTAAGGTATAGAAAAAAGCGGTAAATTTTTTACAGTGTTCGCATATAGGGAGGGTTTCAAATGAGATAAAATTAGTGGGTTTTTTTGGTGTTTTCATGATTTTTTGTTCCCTAAAATCTTATAAATTTTTGATTTTATTGTTCGGGTAAATTATGTAAAAAATTATCAAAATTTGTAATAATTTCCCATGCGTCAAACCGGGAAATATTTAGTATTTTTTCTAAATTTTGTGTTGCCTCAATTGCACAACTAGAATTGTCAAGTACAATTTTTCTAGCGGTAAAAATATCATTTAGAGCGATATCCTTAATTTCTTGCATGATCATTATTTCTCCTATCTTTATTCATATAGAGATTAACCTATATTGAGTATATCCTATTTTTTATAAAACACAATAGGCAATATTTTATAAAAATTTGTGTTTTTTTATATCTCAGAACCAACATAAAATAAACTAAGAAGCACAATAAAGCACAATAAAAGCATTATTTTATGCTATATTTTTTATAATTTTTGTAGATTTTTCAATAATATTTGTGAAATGGTCGGATTCTCAGAAGGGGCGTTCCTTCATTATAATAGTATTTTGTGGGTTGCAATGATGGATAAAATCTAATTGTGAAAAAAAATACTTGTTAGTGCAATCGGGCAAGGTTCAACGATTTTTGGAAAGTGATACCCTGATACCTATTTCATTTTTTAAACGATTGTAGGGCATCCTGTGAGATTCTTAAAATTAAACTTCAAAATTTTATAATTTTGAGACCCCTATATGTGGATATGGTTTTAACATAATATGGTTTTTTGGCTATATATGGGGGTTAAATATCCCACAAAATTTAAACAATGTTAAAAAATGTTGGATAGGTTCAGAGGGCTTGAATTCTTTAAGATATTATGTTAAAGAATATGTAAAATGTTTGTTCTAATAAAGAGCTAGAAAATCGCGATCCTGTTTTAGATATTTTATATATTTTAGGTATTTTAGGTATTTTTCCGAATTAGACCTTTTTAGTCTTATTTGAATATGATAATTTAGGTATAAAATATATAAAAGATAAGAATTGTCCGATTTCAAATTAAATAAAAAAATTAGCGGATTTTTCCCGGCTTGTTTTGGGGAAAAATCCGCTAATTTTATTCAATTTTTCTGTTATAGGTTTGTTGGTCCTATTTCTTTTTAGCCTTTTTTCTCATTTTATAACCTCTTTATGGTACAAGATAAGTATAGTGTTTTGATCGGGTATAAGCCACATATCTTATATTTTGTTCTTGTCTTCGGTCCTCTTCGGTCTTAGCAGACTTTGAGGGCATTAATGAGGGTTGGAGTATAAAAACCGTCTCATTCTCTAATCCTTTGGCCTTATGTACAGTACTAAAAATCACTCCCTCGAGGTTATCATCTGAGAAAATTTGTAAAATTTTGTTGATTATTTCAGAGGTAGTGTTAACCCCTTCTGCGAATTCGCCTATTGCCTCTATTTGATCGTTAAGGGTTTCAAGTTTGCGGGTATGCCCCAATGCCTCTAATTTTTCCCCCTCAGTGATTTGATAGTCAGATAGTGAGGACAGAAAATCGTTAAGGTTTGTTGTTTTGTATTTTTTCTCAATTTTGACGATTAAGTTTATTAGGTTTGTACCTATTTCCCTACCTTTAATTGTAACCTTAATGCCCCGTGAGAGTAGTTTATAAGCATACTTTACTAATGGCGCATTGTTCCTACATAACACGAGGTTTCCATCCCTTACAATTTCTTCAAATTTTTGTAAGTTTATCGTTTCCCAAATTCCTTTAATATTATCGGGTTTTCCCTCAAATGGAATTCCGGGAAATTCAGAATTAATGAAGTCTATAACTACTTGAGGACACCTATAGCAGATACTAAGGGGTAAATTGACACATTGAAAATGATTTTCTATTTTTGTCATTGCCTCGCTATCCGCGGCACGAAAAGCGAAAATCGATTGATTTTCATCGCCAACAGCGATTATTCGTCCGCCGGGCTTAAGGGATTTTTCCGTTAATGCGATTTGACAAGCGTTAAAGTCTTGCACCTCATCCACTAAGATAAAATCGAATTGTTCGCATGGTACAATCCCTGTAGCACATAGGTATAACATATCGGTAAAATCTACTTGATTTAAACTTGCAAGCGATGTGGTATATAGCCAGTTGATAGAATTAATCATAACGCTTGTATTGCCATTTAACACTAGAGAATGCTTGTCTGATATGTAGGCTATACTTTCCATGCTAGTGTCAAGCATATATTCTTTGATCAAATCCACAATTTTAATAATTGTACTTTCGTTCGCTTTAATTTCTTCCGCCATAGTGGGATTTTCGCTCATGTATACTTTAAGCAGATCGTGTAATTTATTGTTGTTGACAACAAATTTTTTATGTCCCATGAAACGAGAAAAATTAGACAAGCCCAAAGCGTGTGAAGTCTTAAGGGTACAATATTCGGGAATTTTTGGCGTTAAGTCTTTAACTAAGTCTTTTCCAAAGGCTATAAATATGATTTTCTTATCGTGCGGGATTCTTTTTGCCAATTGTACAAGCATAAAAGACTTGCCACTTCCAGCGCACGCGCGGATAATCATGTTATAGGTAGTTTCAGTAAAGATTCTTAGAATCTCAGTCTGATATTTTGAAAAAATTATCGTTTTTTCTGGTTGGGTTGGGTCGGTAGGGTTTTCCTGGTTTTCTGTTTTCTCAACAGGGTTTAAGGTTTCAAGCAAAGCATTGTACTTGTAAGGTGATAAACTTCCCTTACAATGGGTTTTCGAAAACATAGAACAGCCGAAAAAATCCCCAAATTTGCCGGAACGTTTGACAAGAGGGGATTTGCATAATGGGCATACTGGCAAGGTTTTCATGCTAGACTCCTTCTTTTCTGTCTGTTAATGGGCTATTTTCCGAGAAAATTTTATAAATTTTTCCCTTTTTTCGCTACAGGATATCTTATAAAATGAATTATCTGTTAGATATCCTGTAGCGCATAAAAGAGGAAAATTTAGAGATAAGAATTAATCGTCATTGTCTTTTCTATTTTTGATTTGTTCCTCCAATTTTTCTTTTTTCCTGTCATGGATAACATATCCAGTGATAATCATTGCACTAATAGCAGTAATGGCGTTAACGTGATTATCACTATTATCGTTTGTTTCCCCATGTATTTTTTGATCGTACCAATGCCCTAATTCGTGCGTTAATGCGTCAATGGATTTTTGTAAATCCCATAACATATCTTCTCTAATGTCAATTATCCCGGTACTGGGGTGAAAAATACCAGGATACCGCGCATCTTTTGACGCTATTTTCAAGGATACATGAGCATTAAACCCTACTTTTTTACAAATTTTTCTCAAATATCCCAATACTACTTTTTGTTCGGGTGATATCTTATGTGTAGTTGTTTTCTGGTATTTTTCCTTATAAACTTCTTTCAGGTATGATTCATCCGTCCCAATTTCTGAGGATACAATTTCTCTAATGTAAGTACCAAATTTGTCCTCAGAAATAACACTGTGTACACCTCTATGAATAGCGTCAACGGATTTGTCAACACTGGTTTGTAATACTGTTTTAACTCCAAAAACCTTTTCAAATCCTAATTTCATTGCCTTTTTGCTTGCATCGGACATATACCACTCTCTAATTGTAATGTTTGTTTCCTGTTTTCCCGATTCAATAGCCTTAAAAAATAATTCCCAAATTTTAGAGTCTTCACATTGCGCTATTATTTCCCCAATTTGATTATTTATTTCCCAATTTTCTAGAGTGCTTCTGCCTTTTTGCATTGATACTTTAATCAAGTTATAGGATAGTCCAAATTCGCTTGTTTCTTTAACAAAAACACCTTTAACATAGATTTTTGATGTTTCGTCTATGCTAGACTTTCCAATGATACTACCTTTTGGAGTGGAAAAAATGATTGTGGATTCATCTAAGAACAATTCATCGTAGTATGTAGGATACTCCCAATTTGAGACCTCTACGCGCGTACCATTGATAGAAGGGTTTCCCCAGGTATAGACAATCTTGAAAGTGTCTTTTCCCGTTGTAATGGTTTTTTCCGTGTGATAAATATAGTCATGAGAGTACACTATCATAGGGAGGTTAAGCTTAATGGATAGCATAAATGCAAGCTTTAATCCTTCTCCGAATTGCCCTATACTTTCCCCCGTTCGATTCTCGTGTTCACCTAATAATAGATGATGTGGTTTAATCCCTTCTCCGCTATCCTCAATAATCAACGTGTTATCTTTCACGTACACCTTAACCGGGGTATGTGTATCTCGCGCGTTCGCTTCTAATTCCCTTGCCATTTCCTTATATCCCCAGTTGCCAGCATAAGAATAAATCATTGAATAAGGTATTTCATCCATGTTAGATTTTTTGGTCTTGCGCGTAGTGGACATTTTAGACTCCTTCTTTTTGCTTGTCTGATAATTGAATTTGTTTGGATTAGAGTTTATAAACTCTCTAGAGAACAGCAATATTTTTTTATTGCTGTTCTCAATAAGAGGCTATAAGCTTATATGGTTTGTTTTCCTATGTCCTATGTCTGAAAATTAGAGGGTATTGAAAATTTTAGCGGTTTCGATCAATGTTTGAACAGCGGGATAAACTAGACAAAAGACGATCAATAGCACAATTGCCACAAAAGACAGAAAAATAATCGCTTTGGGGGAAAGTGAAAACATGGTAGACTCCTCTTTTTGGGTTGGGTTGGGCTTGTTGGATGTGTCTTATTCACAAAAGACACAAAAGACGATTTAAACAGATCGTTTCGCTTAAATGGTCTTTTCTGTCTTTTGTGGTTTGAAAATTGTAGGGTTTTTTGGATATCCCTGTAAAGTGATTTGATAATCGTTTTCTTGATATAGTTTGGGGCATATTCGAGACGCAAGAGGGTTTAACTCAATTTTGTCTGATATCCTCGAATTTCATCTAAGCATACCCGATTAGAATTATCAATTTAGCGTGTAACCAGTCCATCTAGTAATTTCCTAGATTTGCCCCTCTGGTATACACTTCCCTTATCGGATGATATCCCTACCCTACCTATTCAATTTTTAAAGAACCGTCCGTTCGTTCGTTCATTTCATATATTTAATTAATTAACCTTATTGTAGCGAAAATTTGGGGTTTCGGGTTGGATTAAACGGGTGATTTTTATAAATAATGTTACATAATAACGATATCTTAATAATTGTGTGATTTAATTCACAAGCAGCTTTATTGTGGGTATATTAGTGTATATTAGTATATATTAGTATTATGTAAAGAGAATAGGGAATAGTGAGAGTAATATTACTTCATTATAATAGAATGAGATACTGAGATACTGAGATACTGAGATACTGCCAACTATGGAACGATAGACAATACCAGGATACCTGGATACCAGATCAAACAATAATGGATAGCATGGATAGCATGGATAGCATGAAATGAGGGAAAATGTAAGAAGTGAGAGAGAGTATCCTTCATTATATAAGGTATAGTATGATGATATAAGCAAAGCACAATGAAGTGAATAAGATGACAGAAATAAACGAGGATATTTAGTAGAAGGCTATTGTACCTTTTAGTGTAGGGTTTCACAAGCAGGGTACAATTAGGGTATAGGTAGAACATATGGTCTAAGTATAGGTAGGTTGGGTATGGATCGCAAGATCGAGCAGGGTAAGTGGATATATTGGGTAGTATTAGGTGGGTATGGTAGGTATGGTGGGTATGGTAGTATGTAGGTATAATATGTGTTAATCATATGTATATATAATATGTATAGGTAATATGTGTGTGTCATATGTAAGTATAACGTAGTATGGTATATGTATACATATGTATTGTATAGGTTTTGTATAGGTATTGTGGAGTATTTGGATAGTATAAGTCTTTTCTTTAACATTAGTGCTGATTTGAATCTTAAAATTATTGAGAAAATTAAGCCTCCCCTTGACAATCTTAAGAACAGAATAAAATTATTCAATTTATAGCCTGAAAAGCTTGATAATTTGTCATAATATATACATTATGGCAAATTTCCGATCATTTTTAATGAGAATCATTCTCAAATACCCCCCATTTTACATGATTATTATGATAAAAAACTTAAAAATGAGGTATAGCTATTCAACTCACACCCCCACTTCTAACCCCCACTCCCTCTTATCACACCATCCAACACCAATTATTTTTACCCTAAAATAATTTGCTATAATATTAAATAGACCCAATAGACCCTAATAATCTCCAATAAACTCTAATAACTCTAACAAATTCTAATAGCCAATAAAGCCAATAAGGCCAATAACTCGAATAATCCTAATAAATGTCTAATGAATGATCTGTGATCCTAACAAACTTAATGCTCTGCATCTAGCATCTAGCATCTAGCATCTAAGCATTTAATATCTAAACCCAACCCCTACTACACTATAAAAAACAAAAATACTCCGTCCCTGCCAGCAAGGAGGAATATCTAGTATCCAGTATTTAGAAAGAAAATATTTAAATTAAAAAATATTCGAAGTTGAAATTAAGAATATCCGAAAAATGAATCTGTCAAATTGTTAGTTAAATTGCCAGAATAAAACCACAACCTACACCTACAAACACCCAACTAAACCCATAATAAACTATAATAAACAATAAACTACACAATTTTTAAAACCAAAAAAACTTCCAAACTCCCACCAAAAAGGAGGTAAAAAAAAAGTTATATATCTTTGAATATATTTCCTTAATCTCTTTCTTTTTTCTTAAATCCTTTCTTTATAGTTTCTTATATAGTATCTTTGTGCCCATTTAATGAACGATATTGTTCACGGCGTGAACGAAATGGTTCACGAGATGAACGATATTGTTCACGGCGTGAACATTAATGTTCATTAAATGAACGATATTGTTCATTAAATGAACATTGAAATGGCAAAAAAATATAGACTTTTGCCATTTTCCATTGCCAGAAATATTCTCGCACTTTTGCCGACATTGATATTAAGCCACCACTATTCATTTTACTACTATTATTAATATTCATAATTTTATTATTCTTGCGTTTTCGTTTCGGTCTTTGTCTTTCTTATATTTACCATTTCCAATAATAGTTCTATTTCTGTTTCTTCCTCAGAAGAAAGATCAAATTGACTATTTTCCATAGCCTTATACTTTGCAATATATGATTCAAATCTTTCCTGTAGTGGAGCATAGTACCGAACTTGTTTTTTAGATGTATAAGATTTAGGGGTAACATCTAATATCAAAGCTGTATCAGAATTAAAATAAATATTCTTATATTTGCTTTTTCCTGATCCAATTATTTCTTTTCCCAACAATATGTCAATTGCATTACTAACCGCATTTCTACAAAAACCTAATTGTTTAGCAATCTTTCCTACAGCCATGTAGCAGTACCCCGATGATCTAGAAAGTAACCAAATCTTTCCATATACCAGGGCAATTACAGGAGTAGTTTTTTGGAGTAAAACATCAGACGCTATTACATAATAACCGGAAAATAAAGAGTCGTCGCCAATTCCAAATATATTATTGCTATTGTTACTGCCATTGCTACTTTTATTCTTATTTTTGTTTTTATTATTTATATCCATTATAAAATTATTTTCTCCTTATGAATTATAAGAAAAAAGAATCCGTATAATTAAATATACAGACACAGACCAACACCATTTTACATTTTACCATATATACATATTTTTTGCTATTGCATTCTATTGTCCTAGTACTTTTTTTTCCATTATTATAAAATTTATTGCAAATTTTCACGCATTTACATTTTTACGTTCTTGCACATCTTGACAAAGATTATGTAATATGATAAAGTTGATAAAGTTGTTCTATCTATGTGTTTGTTAAAGTTAGGCATAGAGACAATTTATATTTATCTATACAATTGCAATTATACCATTAAAGGAGATTTAATATTGTAATTAATAATTGTATTTTTATTGCTATTCCGTTTTACTTTATAATTACAATAAATTAAAAAATATGGATAACGATAATAATGACAATGACAACAATGATGAAATATCTCCACCATCTTCTTCGCCAGAAGATAATGAATCTTTTTTACCACTACCTTTATTATACGAAATAGAGGTTTATGATGCCGTAACTGAATCAATCTTTATTTTTCATTTGTTAGGAAGAGGTTTCTCCCAAGTCTATGAAGATGTAGTTTTTTATTGCGATGACAGTTTGGGTGAAAATAGTTGGGAAATATTAAGGCTTGACCTTAAACATGAAATCAAGATTATGAATGTATATCACTTTTTAGAAGATGAAAAAATTGAAAATAAAAATAAAAGCAAAGACCATTTTCAATGGGAAGGAGGTGAAGATTGTCCAATGTGTATTGTGACCAACGGACTAATTGAATTAGATCGAGTTATGAAATTCAATTGCACTTGTGGCGAAGAATTAATTGTTGGCGATACAGGTTGGATAAAATGCTATTGTCCTGGTTGTAATAACGAGATTCTAAGAACTGACATTGTAAGAGATTCCGAAACTGGAAAGTTAATATATACTAAATCTGTTTAGCTATTCAACAATAATAATTTTTTTATATTTATAATTTATAATATTCGGAGCAAAGCAACCATATTTGAAAAAGCTACAGCAATTTTATATTTTTAAAATATCTACATCACGACTAAAAAATTCAAAATATAATCTTACTTTAACCATTGATGATGCTCGTAAATCAGGAGAAATTGTTTCTATTGGAGATTCGCAAGTATTTCGCTCTCTAAGACAACTTAAAAATATTTCTTTCTCTCAAGAAAAAATTGATAATCTACTTTTAGAAAAAAGAAAAATAAAACGAAAAAAGCATTCTTCCGAAAATTCAGAAACATTATTACAAATAGAAGATCAAATTGATTCTCTTTTATTTGTTCCTGAAATTATTTCCGTTTCTGTAAGTGATTTAAGACACTACGAATATCTTGGTCAAAATGGATTTTATATTAATGGAATAAAATTTATACGATTATTATGTGGAGCAGGACAGGCAAGGCGTAATAATTCATTATGGGTTTCAGAAGAATATGAAGAACCACTAAAGAAAACATTAAATAATAATCGAAATTCAATTCTAATTTCTCCTGCTAAATTCAATGCTTATTTTGGTTTAAATGCTAGTGCTACATTACAGGTATCTACTCCCTATTTCTGTGTTGTACCCGATTTAAAAATAAAAAGAACAGAAAAAGTAGATTATATTGAAGAAATAGAAAATGGAGATGATGTTGTCATTCCTTGCGAAAAAGAAATAGAATTTAATTTATGGGATGGTCAAGGATTAATATCTCCTAAATTTGCAAAACAATGGGCCGACGATCTAGGTTTAAATTATATTCCATCTGCATTTATTATTCGAGCCAATTTTATTAAAGGGATGGTTTGTGTTTTTGATTTCCATCGTTTTGCTGAAGAAATAGCAGAACAACATCATGTTACCGATATTTGGGGAAATAAATATAATCTTCGAGATGCAGACATTATTCTAACTGAAAGCCAATTTAAATTATGGGAAGCATTTTCGTCTCTAGATCATTATGTTTATAATTGTAAAAAAAATAACTTAACCTGGGGAGTTAGCCGGGTTACTCCAAAAATTGAAACGCCTTATACATTTTTGAATTATCAATTTGTTCAAGTTTTAGATTTAGATGATGATACGATTAAGAAATTATGCCAACCAACTTTAGATTTTTTTAGTAACATTATAAAAAATAAAATTGAATATACATTATTGTATTTACTAGGCAAACTCTCTAATCAAAAATATAATGATATAAATTTAAATCCAAATAATTTAGATAACTTAAATAATTTAGATAATGTTTTCAATAAAATTCAAGATGCTGTTACAAAAGCATTGATTCTCAATAATGAACTAATTCACGATCCTTATATAAAAAATTATCTTATTCATAGTTTAAATAAAAAAATAAAAGAATCTTATATTGGCAATCTTTTAATTCATGGTTTCTATACAATGGCGGTAAGCGATCCTTATGCTTTTATGGAAAATTTATTTAATCTTCCCTTAAAAGGATTACTAAATAGAGATGAACATTATAATCGCTATTGGCTAGATCAAAAAGAAAATAAATTAGTTGCTATGCGCGCTCCTTTAACCTGGAAAAGCGAAATAAATCCTATCAACTTAAAAGAAAACTCTAAAATAAAAGAATGGTATAAATATTTAAATAATTGTATTGTTTATAATGTTTTCGGAAATGATTGTTTGTATCAATCTGGTTCAGATTTTGACGGTGACATAGTATGTATCACCAATAATACCGAGATTATCACCAATCTTCCTGGTGGATTGCCTATTTATTATGATAGTAAGAAATCTCCAAAACAAGAAATTATTGAAGAAGAATTATATAAAGCTGATTTAAACGGATTTAATAATAGGGTAGGATTTGTAACTAATGTTGCAACTACTGCATTTGCTATGTTACCTAATTTTGAAAAAGATTCTCCTGAATATACAGAATTAATCAATCGACTTAAATGTTTTCGAAAAGAACAAGGCTCTACGATAGATGCAACAAAAGGACTGATTATTAAACCATTTCCGATACATTGGACTCGCTGGAAAAAAATATCAGAAGAAATGGAAGATGCAGAAAGAGAAAACTTAGAATTTTTAAATCGCATTGTAATAAATAAGCGTCCTTATTTCATGAGATGGGTATATAGTCATTATAATCGAAATTATATAAAATTTAAAAAAGCATATTCTAAAGATTCTCATATGCGTTTTAATAAAGAAATAAATGAAGTTTTAGAAAATGCCGGAATTACTACAGATGTAGAAGAATGTAAGTTTATTTTTGAACATCAAAGATATAATCCTCTCTTGGAAACTAATTGTTTAATGAATAAAATTGCTTGGTATATGGAAGAACAATTTAAACAATTAAAAATATCCACCAGTATTCCCATAACAGATGAAAACATTCAAATATTAAAAGACTCAAGTATTCCATTCGATGAAGAAAAATATAAAAAATTAGATGCTCTCTATCGTATTTATAAAAAGGAAAAAAGAAAATTTTCTAATGCTTATGCTGGAGGGAACACTACTCAAACAGATGTTGCCGCCTATTTTAAAACAATTGATCAATTCAATAAATTCATTCGTCAAAAAGCATATGAAATATCATCAAATGGGGCCGAATTAGTAAATTTAGTAGTAGATATTTGCTATGTGGCTTTTCCTGGTGATAATAAGAGTTTTTTATGGCAAATATTTAGCAATGAAATAATCGAAAATATTGCAAAAAATAAACAAGAAAAATGCTTTATTCCTGCATTAGATGATAACGGTAACATAAATTATTTATATAGTAGTTATTTAATGACTGAAATAAAAGTAATGAAAAATGATTCTGACCATAATTATAATTTAGACAATGAGGATGATTATTATTTTTATGAGAATATTGAATGAGCTAGAATATGCTGAAAAATTAATAAAAAATGGTTTTTCTAGATTTATGTCTATGTCAGATTTAATTATTTTAGCAAAATATTATCGTTATTTTGGTAAAAAGAAAAGTGAAATAAGAAAAGAATTATGTAAATTTTGTGAAAAATATGCAGGGGAATTTTCTTCTATTCTTTCTTCCCAAAAAATAGAAAAAGCTATTGCTAGATCAAGAGAATATTCTTTACGAGTTCCTAAAGATGTTCCGATTACTGAACGTGAATTAGAAAGTATTCGTAGTTTAAATAATTATCGGTATGAAAAAATATTATTTACAATGTTGGTATTAGGTAAATATTTTAGACTTATGGATTTAAAAAGTAAATCTAAAGAATATTATATTGGGGAAAATGCTAATACAATTCATCGTCTCGCCCACACCGTTAAAAAAAGAAACGAAGATATTTTTTATATTCTTTATAAAAAAGGATATATCAATAATATAAAAGTAACAGATTCTTTTGTTCTGACATTTACTACTGCTGACGATGATTCTGAAGCAAAGATAATAGTTAAAGACATATCTAATATTATTTCTTTTTATCCCCCATATTGTAAGATTTGTGGAAAGGAATTTATTAAAATTCATAGGGGTCATAATGTTTGTACTGAATGTCAGAAATTGAAAAATAAAAATAACCAAAAACATTGGAATAAAAAATATCGAAATAATTATTGCGTATAGATGTGAGAGGCTTTACAAACATCTTTTAGAAATGAATATATAATGTGTTTTTCATAAAAAAGGCAAAAGATATGGAAGAATCTAATCAAGAGCTTAATCAAGAACCTAAACCTAAATCAAAACCCAAACATACTAGTGGTAGTTATAGAACTGAAAATGATGTTAATACTGAAGCATTTATAAAACTACTGTCAGACGAAACAGGATTTACTCAAAAAGACTGTCTCACTTTTTTAAAAGCATTTATAAAAGTTTTTGCTAGAATTATAATCTCTGGAAAAAGATTGGTTATAGTAGGATTTCTTTCTTGCTATATGGAGCCTCAAAAAGGGGGATTGCACTATGATGGTATAGGATATAAATATGATCTTTTAATACCATTGGATAAGATACATTTTAAGCTTAGTCGATATTTTAGATACTTGGTTAAAAAACATCGAGATATGGAAGAAAGTAGAGAATATTATCTACCGTCTTTAAAAGAAAAAGCAATTAAAAACGAAGAAGAGTTTGAAAAATTTAAAAAGAAATTTGAATCAGAAAAAAATATTGGCAAATAAGCCAATATTTTTATTTATTTTATTAATTTTTATTATTTTTTATTTCCTTCTATGATGAGGATGATGAAAGGAGAATTTTATATGGCAGTTACTTTTATACCGGGGAATCCCCCAACCTATACTTTTCGAACAAGTGATTTAACAAGTGGTTCGGTAATTAATGATACTACAAATCCTGTTGGTTATATTGGTGCAGTAGGTATTGATCTTGATACAAATGAATACTATCGAGTTACAGCCGCTAAGACTGTAGAAAAAATTGCTTTATCTGTAATTGAAAAAGCATATAATTTTATTAGTGGTTCTATGATTGTTTTAAATGGAACTAGCGTAAATGTATCTTTACCTACGGGAACCGTTGCAACTAAAATTTTTGCTCGAACGGGAGATGTATATTACGAAATTAATCCTACGAATGGTAGTGCTTCTGGTTCGAGTTCTGGATATGTAAAGCAAGATATGATGGATATTATTCCAGTTTTGAGTAATTATACATCTTTGGCGGTAATTGGAGGCTCTAGTGTGGTACATTTACAACATTTTAAACAAGTTAAATAAGGCTACTAGAATAATGTATATGTATAGTTATGATAATTTGTATTATCGAAACTGGAGCGCGCGATGAACCTGCAAATGCGATCATTGATGATTGGGCGGGGCGGGAGCGTCAAATACCCCCTACTGACTAGCCTTATCTCCTATTGGAGCCTGGATGAAGCCAGCGACGGCAGCGCCCCGGTAACGCGGGCCGACAGCCACGGCGCGAACCATCTGACCGATAACAACACCACCGCAAGCGCGGCGGGCAAGGTCGGGAATGGGGCAGACTTCGAGTTAGCAAACACCGAGAGCCTAAGCATTGCCGATAATGCCGCGCTCTCGATGGGCGATATTGATTTCAGCATTGCCGTCTGGGTAAAGTTCGAGAGCGCGCCCCTGGATGCCCAGGGGATGACTATCGTATCTAAGTGGGATGTGTTCACGAATCACCGCGAGTATGCCCTGCGCTGGCGGAAGAACACCGCGACCAGCCTTGACCACCTCGAATTTGTGGTGAGCAACGACGGGACAGCCGTTATGTCTGTTCCCGCTGCTACCCTGGGTACACCGACAGCGGGTGTATGGTATTTCGTTGTTGCCTGGCACGACGCGGCCAGCAACACGATTAATATCGCGGTCAATAACGGGGCGACCAATTCGGCTGCACACACAACCGGAGTACTCGACAGCGACTCGGCGTTTTATCTGGGATCGCTGAACGGGGTTCCTGCTTACTACATGGACGGAATTGAGGATGAGGTAGCAATCTGGAAGCGCACCCTGTCTGCCGCCGAACGCGCCTGGCTATTCAACTCCGGCAACGGGCGCAGCTATGCCGAAATTGTGGCGATCAACGCATTCCAGATTTATACGGATAATCTGCTGTCAAGATGGCGCGGAAAATCGAAGTGGCTGATCCCGGCACTTGATCGAATATTACTACCGAACATTCCCGCGTGGCAGCGGGGCAGGAACGGATTGCTATTGCCGCAGGGAGCGTGACGAAATGGAAACACAGGAACCGAAAATCACGAAAGCCGATGATTGCGAGCGGGGTTTTTTTACACGCGTGTTGACCCCGGAGGAAATTGAGTGGTTATGGAAAAACGCCCCCCATTATCCGTTTAGCGAAGGTGAAACATGCCAACACTAGCACAAGTAAGAACCCGAGTTGATGACTGGCTGGCGGCGCGCTGGGTGATCCTGCGCGACCGCCAGATAGCCTATTACAACACCCACGGGCGCTACTTCCAGGGCCTCGTAACGCACACCAACCTGCCTGCCCACCTGACTGCCGCATTTGCCGATGCGATTGGTGACCGGCTGGCCGCGCATCCAACTGACAGCCCGCACGACTGGACTGCGCTGCTGCCCGAGATCGCGGGCCTCGCCATCCCCGCCGCGATTGTCATTGACAACTACGGAGGGCCGGAAGGTCAGGGATTTGTGGCGACGATCTGGTGCAGATACAACGGCACGATTTACAGCCGGTCGCAGAATTATGGGCCGGAAACGTGGCGTACCGTGGGTTGGCATGTGGTAGCACTGAATGAGTTGTAGTAGCGATAAGGAGCATTATCGATACTGAAACCTTATTTAATATCAATGTTAATATTAAATATAATGAATAAAAATCTCATTTTATTTGCACGTATACATGCAAATAGCAAGCCCCGCGATTAGCTTGTGAGAAGACCGGAGAAGAGCGGGATTCTCCGTGTCCCCTTATAAAAAATAATTAGATAAGAGGTGAAATTGAAACAGCGTATTTTTGAATATTGTCTAAATAAAAATAAAGATGAATCTTGGGATATATTATCTAAGAAATTTGGATATTCTTCAAAAGATGCAATTCGTTCTGCTTTTCGTAGAGAAAAAATTAAGAGAAAAATTCAAGAAATTTATGATGAAGATCGAAAAGAAGAACTAGAAGAAGAAGGTGCATATGCCTACAATCAATATGGAGAATCTATAGAATATCATAAGGATGGTAGTGTTACATCGGATAAACTTATAGAAATTTGTAATGCACAAGAAAAAACCCCTGAATTTTTATTGAAGGCGCATGGATTTGATTCTAATAAATGGAATCTTGTTTACGCGCGTAACAATCTTTGGCATGGATTACAGAAAGGCGGAGTAGATCGGACAATTCTTTATCAATCTAAGATTACTGTTGCTCCTAAAAAACAACTTGAATGGTCTACTGAATTAGTAGATAGGCTCTTTGAAAGTTTAAAGATAAAAAATTTATCTCCAATTAAGATAAAACCAAACTTTTATTCTCCAAACAATAAGGTTTTAGTTGTTCCAATTGCGGATTTCCATCTTGGATTAAAGGCAACTCAAGCTTCTACAGGTAATGAATATAACATTGAAATTGCTGAACTTTCATTCAATAACGCAATTGCTCAAATAAAAGAGCGAGTTGCCAATCAAAGATTTCAAGAGATAGTTTTTGTTGTCGGAAATGATTTTTTGAATTTCGACAATTTATCTGGCACAACTACGGCTGGAACAGCACAAGACAATGATTCATTTTGGTTTGAAATGTTTGATAAAGCAATCGAACTAATTATTTCTGGAACCTTGAGTTTGTTAGAAATATCCAAAGTAAAAATTATTAATGTAGTTTCAAATCATGATCATCAATCGATGTATGGTGTAATGAAAGCTATTCAATATTATTTTAAAGACAATAAAGATGTAACGGTAGACATAAGCCAATTACCTAGAAAATATTATCGTTTCAATAAAGTATTACTTGGATTTTCTCATGATATTGTCATTAAAAATGCTCTGTCTTTAATGACAACGGAATCAAAAGAGAATTGGAGTTTTTGTAATAAATATTATTGGTTTTTGGCGCATTTACATCGAGCCATGCAGTATGACAATCAAGGTTCTTTAGAGATTATTCGTTTTCCTACTGTTTCTGGTTTTTCAAGATGGAGTGCTAGTAAAGGCTATGTTCAAAATGATCAGAGGACACAAGTTTTTATTATTGATGGAGAATTAGGAATTTTAGATGCTTTGAATATTTTTGCATAAACAATATTTATTTATTGTTAGGAGTATTAGGATATGGATATGAATTTAGATGATAATGATAATAATGGTGACAACAATAAAAAAGATTTAAAACGAAAGTCAAGCATAATGGGAGTTTCCAGGTTTTTTGACAATGATAAAAACGTAAGGGAATTAAAAAGTTGGGTGTGTCGCGGAAAATGTTTAAGCCGTCATCCTCTGAAAGATTTTTATATTGCTACAGACCCAATTGACGCTATGGGAACTGGAAGAATGAGTGTTTGTCGATTTTGCGTTAATGATCTTTACCATACTTATCTTTCGTCCGAAAAGTCTTTTGAAAAAGCAATATATAGAACTTGTAAAGATTTAAATGTTCTTTATGAACCTACGGCAGTAGAAGTTACAAGACAATATGTTGATGGAATAGAGGCAAAAGGTGGTATAGCGAAAAATGTATTTGGTGTATATCGAAAAAATCTAAATGCTACAGGTGTTGGTTTTGGTTTTTCATCTGTAGACAATTTATCATTTCGAGAAAATACAAAATACGATGCTCCCCCTCTTGATCCTACGGAATATGGTGATGATGTTGTTGAAAAATTGGTTAGTTTTTGGGGGGAAGGAATGGAACCAGAAGATTATAGTTTTCTGGAAAGAGAACTTTCCCGATTTAAAAAAACACATAAATGTGATACCGCGGCAGAAGAATCTTTATTAAGAGAAATTTGTTTTTGTACTCTAGATATCCGCAAGATGCGCCAAGAAGGAAAATCCGTGTCGAACGGAGTAAAAATGCTTCAAGAGTTAATGAAAACGGCAAGTGTTGACCCTGCTAAAACTTCAATTGCAGGAGCGGGTAAAAGTCAAGATACTTTTTCGTCGTTTATTAAAACCATTGAAGAAAATGAGCCAGCAGAATATTATAAAGATAAAAAATTGTTTAAAGATTTTGATAATATTGAATGGTATTTTGAAAAATATGTTTCTAGACCGTTGAAAAATTTTATTACTTTGTCGCGGGATTTTAATGTAGATGATGATTCAGAAGACGACGAAGAAGGTTTTGACATAACGGACGCAAGTGAAAATATGTAATGGCTAATCATAATGGAATAAACATGGAAGGAAAAATTTTCGGAGAGTGGCAAGTATTAAAATTCTCTGAAAAAAAGAATAAAAGAAAGTATTGGCTATGTAAATGCTCTTGTGGAGTAGAAAAAGATGTTGATGGAGCAGAATTGAGAAGAGGAGGGTCAACTTCTTGCGGACATAATAAAAGAGTAGATTTAACAGGGAGAACTTTTGGAGAATGGCAAGTTTTATATTCTTCAAGAATAGATAGCAAAAACGATTTTAAGCATTTTTGGTGGTGTAAATGTTCTTGTGGAATTGAAAAAGAAGTATCTCATGGAAATTTAACTTTTGAAATATCTACAAATTGCGGTCATATAAATAAAGTTTATCCTGATATTAAACTTGGAATGAAATTTGGCGAATGGGAAATAGTTGGAGATAAATCCATAAGAAAAAATCGTTCAAATTATTGGTTATGTGAGTGCAGTTGCGGAATAGAAAAATATGTAGAATATAAGAGTTTATTTGGTGGAATATCTACTCATTGTGGGCATCGTCATGCTGATAATATAAAAAAAGGCATGGTTTTCGGAAGATTGACAATTATTGATATTGCCGGTAAAAATACTAAAGGAAATAAAATATATTTGTGTAAGTGTGTGTGTGGAAAAGAAAAATGTATCTTAGGTTCTAGTTTAAAAGATGGAAGTACTCAATCTTGCGGTTGTTTTGCGGCTGAAGAAGCTAGTAAAAGAATTATGAAAACACTTAGTAAAGGTATTCCGCATTTTGGATATAAGTGGTATTTTTTGGATGATAATAGCAACTTAATAAAATGCAGATCATCATATGAAGTATTTTTCTGGAATTTTTATTATTATTTTTTAGGTGATAAGTCTATTCAATATGAGCCTAAAACGTTTGTATTAGCTAGTTCTATGCGGTATACACCAGATTTCTATATACCCCGCGATGATTTGTGGATAGAAACAAAAGGTTCTTTTCAATTAAATGATAGTTCAAAAAGGCAAATTGGAAAAATAAATATTTTTAAAGAATCTCATAATTTAAAAATATTATACTGGAAAGACATTGTAGATTTTTGCAAATTAAAATATAAATCTTTAAAATCATATTACAATCATGCAGAAAAAGAAAAAATAAAAATTGAAGATTTTCTAGGCCAAAGAATGTACTTTCAAGGAGAATAAACGATATGCCAAAATCTCAGCATTATCAAAATCAATCTTTGAAAGATGCAAGATCAGACGATGTTTTTAAAAAGCCCAAAGATATGACTTTGCATCAAACGATAGATGGAGAAAGAAAAGAGAGAATAAAACTTTGGGTAACTCTGTTTAGACGTAATCCTGCGCGCTTTATCGATACATATTTTGGAATACATCTTCATCCCTATCAAATTCTTATGATTTGGGTTTTACAACGAAGTAATCTTGCTTATATTGTTGCAAGTCGCGCAAGTGCTAAAACTTGGTTAATTGCTGTTTGGGCTTTAACATTAGGTGTTTTGTATCCTGGTATTAAAATAATTGTATGTGCCAAAACATTAAAGCAAGGTGGTATTTTAATTAGTGAAAAAATAAAAGGATTAATTGAAACGCATCCCAATGTGGCTAGAGAAGTACGTTCATATACTGCCAATGCAAATACCTATGAGGTTATCATGCATTGTGGAAGCACAATTAGAGTTGTACCAAGTTCGGATAGTTCGAGAGGTAAAAATAGTGTTTTATTTATATTATTAAATCCATTATTGGAGGAACATATAAAAATGATAAGAAGTGATATGTGGACAGATAAAGAAATTCTTTATGCTGTTGAAAATAGAATTAATAAAAGTTATGCTGAAATCGGTAAAGATATTGGAAGAACGCGAAATGCGGTAATGGTTAAGCTAAATCGTCTTGGCTATAAACTTGATAATTATGAATTTGATAAAATGTATTTTGATGTTATCGATACTCAAGATAAAGCATATTGGTTGGGATTTATTTATGCTGATGGAAACGTTTATATTTTTAAAAAAAACAACGTAGAAATAAATTATGTAATGGGTATTGAAATAAGCATCAAAGACATAGATCATTTAAAAAAATTTAATGAATCTATTTCGGGAAACTTAGATATAAAAACAAGAGATCGCAAGATCGAAGGATACTCTAATGTTTATGGAATGGCATCTATAAGAGTTTATTCAAAAGAGTTTGTTAAGAATTTGCAAAAACAAGGCGTAATGGAAAATAAATCGTTAAAAATCTGTTTTCCTAGTTTAGAAAAAGAATTAATTCCTCATTTCATTCGTGGTTTTTACGATGGTGATGGATCAATAAGTATTGATAAACGATCCCAACAATTACGATGTAATTTTACTAGTGGTTCTAAAGAATTTCTTAATGATTTAAAAAATATTTTCTTAGGCCAAGGAATTAGATGCTATGTTGGTTCTACGTATAAAAATTCAAATTCTTATACTTTAGGTATTACGGGACGAGATTCCACTATTAACTTTACAAATTTTATTTATCAAGACGCATCTTTGTTTTTAGAAAGAAAGCATAATTTCTATTTATCGAACATTCATTTATTGGAATACATCCGAAAAGGATGGAATAAAACAAATGCCTCAATATGCGGTAACGCATAATTTAAAATCGCGAAATTAAGCGGGAAAGCTGAAATGCCAACCCGAACCGAAGGTTTTGAATAATATTGAAACCAGGGGCAGAGCATACCGTTTGAAACTCTTTTAATGAGAGAATATAATAACGGCAAGAGTTCGCGACTCCTTATAAAACAAGGATGAAAAGATATGCCGAACTAATGAGAAAAAAATCATTAGAACATAGAGATAAAAAACTTTATGGATAACACAATTGAACAGGGCAAACTACATTATTGTAGAGGAATCTCGCTTGGTAGCAAAAGATATTTTGGAATCGGTAATTAAACCATTTTTGGAAGTTCGTACTCCTCCTTATCGTTTAAAACCAGAATATTCTAAAGATAAAGACCTTATTGAAGAAGGAATTATTTCTTATATTACATCTTCTTGGTATATTGCAGAATATTGGTATCAGTATGTAAAAACGTGTATTCGGAGGATGGTTTCAGGTGATGAAACTGCAAACTTTTTAGCGTTTGATTATTTAATAAGTCTTTATCATAATATTAAGACTAAAGAAATGCTGAAAAATGAAATGGCAGATATGGATGCTGTTTCTATTCAGATGGAATACTTAAATATTCCCGCTGGAAGTAGTAGTAAAGCATTTTTCAAACCGTCAATGTTTTCTAGAACATTAAGTTTAGCTTTTTATCCTCAAAGAGAATCTACGTTTGATCCAAGGCATAATCCTTATCAACTTAAATCAGTAGAGGGTGAAATTAAAATAGTTAGTGTAGATGTTGCTACAAGGGCTGGAAAAGCGAACGATCTTACTATTGTTTCAGTCATAAGACTTATTCCCTTGAAAGGAAAAGGATACGAAAGACATTTAATATATCAAGAAAGTTTTAAGGGTATCAATACGTTATTGCAAACAAAAAGAATTAAAGAAATTTTTTTCGACAGTGAAAGTTCATTTTTGGTGCTGGATTTACAGAACGCGGGCATCGGAATTTTCGACACGCTAAGTCAAAATACTAATTGTGACGAAAGAGGAATTATTTTTCCTCCTATGACAGTAGCTAACGATTCTTACATTGATGAAACATTAAGAATAGAATTGATGGATCGTACTTTAGGAATCGGTGCAATGCCCGTAATATATCCTATTCGAGCATCACAACAAAGCAATAGCGTTATGGCATCTGCATTAAGATCGTCTTTACAGAAAAAATTATGGAAATTTTTAAAATCTGAAATAGACGCAGAAGAATTTTTAATTAGAACCAATAAAGAATTTAGAAAAGACAGTAATGATTCTGCAACTTCATCATTTTTTCTTAGCCCTTATGTTAATACATCTTTATTTATTAATGAGTGCATTAATCTGGATATGAAATTAGTGGGCGGTTTAGTTAAACTGGTTGAAAGACCGGGTTGCTATAAAGATAGGTTTAGTTCTATTTTATATGCTAATTCTATTATCTCAGATGTTTTCGATATAGAGTTGCTAAAAGAAAAAGAAGAAAATGATGATTTGGCGGCAATGTTGGCAGTAACTAATTTTTAAGGAATTATAAAAGATGGATTTTATTCTTGAGGAAAAGTCATTGAATCTTCAGGAAGGAAAGGAGGTTTAATGGCTAGATCAAAAAAAATTGAACAAAAAAAAGATGAAATTTTATTAACGAAAGAGCAAGTCTGGAACGTATTAGATTTTGCTCAAAGTTTAGCGGGTTTTTATCCAGGTATTTATACACCAGATTTATTAAATGCTAGATTAAAGGAAATTTCTTATTCTCCTCTATCTCCTTCAGAAACAGATGTATCTAATGCATTTTCTAATCTTAAAGATAGTGAAGAAGTTATTCGTTCTTATATTGAATATTTTGAAGCAGTACATATGCCATTTAAAAGAATTTTATCTTATATGGCATCTCACCTATCGTTTGATTTACTTTATACTGTGTCAAATGCTGATTCTAAAGATTATGCTTCTCCTAAGTATAAGAAAGATCAACAAATTCTTTATGAATTTTTAGATAAATTTGAATATAAATTGTTTTTTAGAAATGTTGTAAAGCAACTATTGAGAAATGAAGTTTGTGTAGTTTCTCTTAGAGAAGATAAAGATAAAATTGTTTTACAAGAATTACCACTAAGGTATTGTAAAATAACAGCTAGGGGTAGTTATAATCTTTTGGTTTCATTTGATTTTTCTTATTTTCTGCAATCGGGAATTGACATTGCTCTTTATCATCCGTTTTTTGCTGAAAAATTTAGAGAAATATTCAAAAATCTTAATAAAAAACAAGAATATATACCTTCTTTGCCTCCTGAATTACGCGGAAATTCTCAATTTGCATATTGGGTTGATTTACCCCCTCATGTTGCAACAGCATTTAAATTAGATACGTCTCAGATGGTTGCTACACCATTATTTACTGGCATGTTACGCTATTTAATTCATGATAGTACAATGATTACTTTGCAGAAAGATGCAAATATGGCGGCGGCTAGTAAGATTTTGTTAGGGGAAGTTCCTTTAATTAAAGAATCAAAAGCTTCTGTAAAAGATATGATTGCCATTGACCCAAAAACATTGGGCCAATTTTTAGCATTGATAAAGGCAAGTCTTACATCTGCAATTAAAGTAGCTAGTGCGCCCCTAGAAAATATGAAGGCTATTTCATTTAATAGTGAAACCCAAATACTGGATGATTGGACTCGTTCTGAAATGAGTTCTTCGGGTATGGATACTGCTTTAATTTATTCATCTCAATTGAAGGCTAATCTAGTTGATTCTCAACTTAGTTTTCAAAGTGATTCAAAAATTGTAGAACAATCCTTGTATCCTCAATTTGCCTTGTTTATGGAATATTGGGTAAATAAGCGAACGAAATTTAGATATTCAATACAATTTCAAGGCAATGATTATTATTTGGATCGTCAACAGCGATTTGATAAAGCGATGGGATTGGCAACTCAAGGCATTGTATTACCTCAATTAATATCGAGTAGTTTAGGCTTAAAACCCCAAGAATTGTATCGTATGCTTGAAGAATCAAAAGCAATGGGATTTGTGGATTTACTTACTCCAATTATTTCATCGTTTCAACAAAGCGCGCAAGAAGGTAAAGGCAGACCCCAAAAATCAGAAAGCGAACTTGAAGATTCAGGAGCGCAAACAAGACAGGCAGGGGGAAATATTCAAAGAGGTGGAAAAAACAAATAAAAAACAAATCTTTATTTATAACGATTAAATAATTGTTTAATTGGCCTCGTAAATAAAGATTATCTTATTATAGTTTAGTTAAATTTAGGAGGAAAATTTTATGGCTATTTCAAATAGTGTTGCTACAAAAATTAATAAAATGAATCGTGCATCTGCGGACGCCGTTCTTGGTACTGCATTTCAAACTGCTCAAACTAACATTGCTACTTTGCAGGGTCAAGTTACAGCTTTAGAGGTTGGTAGTGTAGTTACTGCTGGTAGTGTACAAGTTTCTGCCGCTCAATGTGGGGCAAGTACTGTGATTATCAACACTGGTCTTGGTACTTCTTATGGACAAGTTCTCACTATCTTACGATCAGGGTCTTTACTTGTTCCTACAAGTGCTTCTGAAATTAAAGTTTCTAACTCTAGCGGAAGTATAACCGTTGTCGGGATGTTAAGTGGTATTTTAATGACAACTGATACTATTCATTGGTTTGCATTTTAATTAATCTCCTAATTTCAAGAAAGGAGATTATAAATAAATGCATTCTTTAATTCCACAACAATTAAATAACCGTTTAGATCAAATTTTAACAAAATGTTTTGAAGGTAATAGAATTGCTGATAGGGGAATGAGCGTTTTAGGTGTTAAATTTGCTATGAATAAAACAGAGAATGTTTTACATGCTAAATTGGCTCATTTATATCCTTCGTTAGCAGATAAGATTAGTTCTTATCAAGGCTTTCGTAATAATCTTACTTTCTATGGTGTAACTCCGGCTGATAATTCAGATTATACTTCTCCGTTAGATTTTTTTGATATCATGTTTCAATATATGATTGATCTTGAAAATTTAGTGGCAGAAGCGGCGGTATTAGCCCAAGACGAAGACGATTTTACAACTTATTCTTTTCTTCAAGAATTTTCAAGAAATTTAATTCCGGTAACGGCCCAATGTTTATTATTATTAGATAAAGCTGAAAATTATAAAGATTGGATGCAGTTTGATCGAGATGTTGAAAATTTTATAATTTTATAATGATACTTAAAAGGTGAATTATTATGGGGTTTTTTTTGAATCCAACTCAGGATCAATTAAGTGAATGGTATAAATGTAATGAAAGAATCGCCCAACATTTCATGAATCATTTTCCTGTCATTTATATTGATAAAAGTAAGAATTACTATTTTGTAAAAACAGATAAGTTTAAAAAGGCATATGACGAAAGACCCTTTTCTATAAAACTTTTAGAGTTATTTCGATAAACTTAGAGAAAGACTACACTCCTTTCTCAGAAAGGAGGAAAATATTTGTGTGAATAAGATTCATTTTGATGTAAATGATGTTCAATTAGTTAGTGAAAATATAGATTCTAGTTTTGCAATTTTATCAATTGATTTTTTTGCATCTGGTGATAATCGTCATCATTTATTTGTTAGTGAAGAATCTTTGATGAAAAATGCCCATACTATTAAAAATGTTCCCTTGGTCTGGAAGTATGATAGCAGATTGGATGATATTTATACTCATGATCCTGACGAGGTTCCTTGTGGGTTTATCCCTGAATCTGCAATTATAAAAGATTCTAGATTGCCTGACGGTAGAGTTATGCTTTCCGTTATTGCATATGTGTGGAAGAAATATTCTAAAAATATTTTAGATTTTTTCAAGCGCGATGGAGATAAACCCGTTAGTGTAGAAATGAGTGTTTTTGAAACAGAAAAAAAGGGAGATATCGAAGAGTTAAAAGATTTTAAATTTGAAGCAATTACTATTTTAGGTTCTTTTGTAACTCCGGCTGTACCTTTAGCAAAGGCCACTGTTTTACAATTTGCGGAAGAGTATAAAGAAATTGTAAAATTAGAATTTGGAAGATATGGCGAATTAAATTTTAAAATTCCTCATGCTGTAAAAAGCAATGCTGAAGATGGTTTGACTTTATATAAACAGCATGGCCGTGGAGGAACGGGGAAAAATTTAGCAGTTGCTACACATTTGATGAAGAATGATATTACAAATCCTGAAAAAATTCGAAATATTGCAAAATATTTTTCTCGTCACGCAAATGATAATTTAGATGATAAAACCTCTGATGGCTGGATTGCTTGGCAATTAAGAGGAGGAAGTGCGGGGCGTACTTGGTCTATGAAGCTATTGAAAAAAATAACTGAAATTGATAATCAAGAAATGGCTTATTTTGATAATAATAGCATTATAGCCGATAACAATTTTGCAAAGGAGGAATTATCTGTGAAAGATGAAGAACAAAAGGTAGACAACAAAACTTCTGAAGAAAAAGAAAAAGAAGAATTTCAAGAAGTAGTTGAAGAAAAAGAAAAAGAAAAAGAAAAAGAAGAATTTCAAGAATCGCAACCAGAAGAAAAGCCAGAAGAAAAAGGCGAAGTAGAAGAGAAGAAAGAGGAAAAAGAAGAAGGACAAGAGAAAGAACAAGAGAAAGAAGAAGAGAAAGAAGAAATGTCTCTTGATCAATATTTAGATGTTTCTGCTCTTTTAACTGTGCTTCAAAATGAAACCGATTCTAACGAAGAGTTAGTTCGTGCCGGTTCTAAGCCTGTTGATGATGCGCATGGCAAAATGATGGGTACTATGTTTGCGAAAATGCGTTTGCTGGTAGCAGAAAAAGAAGATTTGTCTCTTAAATTAACTGCATTTGCAAGCGAATTGGAATCTTTAAAAGAATTTAAGGCTGAAAAAGAATTAGAGCAATTTACTTTTGCTGTAAATTTTACATTAAAAGAAATTGAAGAGAAAACCAAAATTTCTACTGAAAAATTAGAGGAATTAAGGGAAAAAGCAAAAGAATTTTCTATGGCTGATATTGATGCTTGGCGTAATTACGCAAAAGCAACGGCCTTAGATTTTGCAATAGAAAATACTAAATCAGATTATGAGCGATATGCTTTGCCAAATAACTCAGAAAAACAAAAATCGTATAATTCTGTTTGGCATCGTGAGTAAAGTAAGTATTTTGAATTTAGCTTTTGATTTTATATTTGTAAACTTATTATTTATAGGAGGTTTTTAAAAATATGGCATACGGAGTTTTAGTCCCTAGTAAAATTATGGCAACCAATGTCGAGACTCTAAATCGTACTGCGGTTAGTGGTTCGGACATTGAAAACGGAATGGTGTTTCGTCTTGATTCATATTCTACCGGAAGTGGACAAGGTGAAGTTTTTTCTGTAACTCAAGCCGCAACTGGATCATTGGTGAATATTTGGATGGCTTATAGTCCAGAAATTGTAACCCTATATGCTGGAAATTCGGCGTATAAAGGTATTGATCTTGATCCTCGCAATTTCTATACTAAAGCAGGGGATATGATCGATGCATTTAAGCCTCAGCCGGGCGATCTAATTCTTGCTTCTGCTGATCTGTTTACTGGTGCGCGTACTGCTGAAGGCTATGCCGCTCTAGCTACTGGTACTTGGCAACTGGCCTGGAATTCGAATCATCCTGCCGATGCTCTAGCATTTAAATATCTTGCAACTGAATATATTACTATTGCTAGTGGTTCAGCTATTGCTTCTCAACGTGTAGCCGCATATAAACTAGTTTGTCTAGCTAACTAATTTGTATTCGCATTTATTATACGTTTTTGTTAATTATAGTTATTTTATTAAGGAGGATTCTTAAAATATGAAAATTCCCGCTAGTGTTTTACAATTTGCAGGAGAAACTAATCTTGCCCCTTACGCACAATTTCGCGATTATTACAATCAATATCGCTCTAAATTCGAGGGCGCGGAAAAACTAGAATTTTCGTCTATTGACGATAAAGGTCAGCCGATTACATTTGAGGATAAAGAGAAACTTATGAATGCCGCTCTTAAACGTGAAATTCTTCGCGTTTCTGGTATTCAAAATTTCACTGAGTTCCCACTTGCTCAGATGGCAACTCACCCGACTCTTGGTTGGGCTACTTTTGCGGTTATTTCGAGCATGGTTGATATGATTCTTCCTGAAACCATTATTGACAGCATTGGTATTTATACCGATGTTCGCACTATTGGTTGGGGTGATTCTGCCAATTTCGAAGTTGATCCAAAAGATATTTTCGTTGTGAGTAAAGCTGGCCGCAATCAACGCACTACTGAAATGCACAAACAATTCCGCGGTAACGTTACTATTGTACCAGAACCACGCGAATTAACTGTTGGTGTTTCTCTATATCGTGTTCTTTCTGGTCATGAATCTCTAGCCGTATTTGTTAGCAAAATGGTTCGTGCTATGGAAACACAAGTTACCCTGGATGCTTATGATGCATTCGCCGCGGCAATGGCGGCACTTCCTACTACCGCTACAACTGGTTTGCAAGTTGCTGGTTATAGTCAAGCTTCTCTTGTTCGCCTGTGCCAACAAGTCGGTGCTTGGAATGGTGGGGCCAAACCAATTATCATGGGTACTCAACTGGCACTAGTTAATATTCTACCCGACGACGCTAATTATCGCTATACCCTAAATGATGAATTCATGAAACTTGGCTATGTTCGCACAGCTTTTGGTTATGATATTTTAGCTTTACCCCAAGTAGCAGATCATGGAACCGAGTGGGCTTTACGCCTTGCTTCTGATCGTCTGTGGATTGTCTCTCCATCTGCTCAAAAACTTTTGAAACTAGTTCTCGAAGGTTCGACTGTTGCATATACTGATAATTATTATGACAATGCCAATCTACTTCAACGTTCTACTTTACTGAAGAGTTGGGGGGTCGGAATCGCAACCAATTCGGTCGCGGCAATTTTAACAGTTTAATTTGCACAATTTAATATAATTTGCAATAATTATGGAATGCTATGCCAAAATAAGCATAGCATTCCATATAAAATAATTTGAAATTAATTACTATGAAAAGACAAACTCGAAATATTGTTGAAAAAAGAATTTATGATGTTTATGGGGATAAAATTCTATTATTAGATTGTGATTTTGGAGATAAAAAATCAAAATTTAAATGCAATGTGTGTGGTCATATTTGGTATTCTCGAAATATTCATGTGCTAAGAGGAAATGGTTGTCAACAATGTGGATATAAAAGAGGCGCAAGTAAAAATAGAAAATCATTTGGCGAAGTAAAAGCATTTATCGAATCTAAAAATTGTACGTTGCTTTCAGAAACATACATTAATACTAAAACCCCATTAAAAATAAAATTTAATAGCTGCGGTCATATTTGTGATATGTCTTTTGATTTCTTTATAAAAAAATCAGATTGCACTTGTACTGCTAAAGATCGTTTTAAAAAAACTATTTCTGATACAACCAAAGATAAAATAATAAACGCTATAAATTCTGTAAATTTTAAATTGATTTCTTTTTCTGATGAAATAGTGAATTGGGAAACATGTATTTCTTATCAATGCCCCAATAGTCATATAGAAACAAAAACAATTCGCAGTTTCATGCGTAGAAAAAATTGTAGTACTTGCACTATGATATGGCAACGAATTTCTCAAACAGGCCCAAATGGTAATAATTGGCAGGGTGGATTAATGTTAATTAGAGATTGGATAAGACCTCATTTAAAAGATTGGAAAAAAGAGAGTATAAAAAACTCTAATTATAAATGTGTCATTAGTGGAAAAAGATTTCAAGATATTCATCATATTCAATCTTTAAACTTAATAATTAAAGAATCTCTAAATGAATTAAATATAAATTATAAAGAAAGAATTGGTGGTTATACGGAAGAAGAATTGTTTAAAATACTAATAAAAATACAGGAAATTCATTCGCGATATCCTTTAGGAGTTGCACTTACTAGAAAATGGCATAATAAATTTCATCAAATATATGGAATTGGTGATAATACACCTCAACAATGGAATGAGTTTTTGTTTAAGGTTAGTTTAAATGAAATTACATTAGATACAATGTAATTTTTATAATTATGTTTTTATATCAAAGGAGAAAATTTAAATGG